TTAACGATATCTTGCGTAACCCTGTTTGTAAATACAAATAAAAAATAAGGATTAGTTAAAACGCAATTTTGCGAAGCATTAAAAAAAACTGTTTGCGTTAATCCTTTTGTTAAATGTATCATTTTTGTCAGGTTAAATCTTACGTTTAAGATATAAAAAAAACCCACCGAAACGCTCGGTAACGGTGGGCAAAATTTTCATAGGTTATTTACTAAGTGCCTGGAGTTTCTAATGCAGCTGCAACGCCTGAAGAAACTACTAAAAAATCTTCCGCCTCTTGTGAGCTAAACGATAATTGATATCCGTTTCTATCCCCTAAAGCCGTACCGCTTCCGCCTTCCGCTGTATCTAAAAATAATCCAAATCCTTGTCCATACATTCTAAAAGTACCGTCCATATCTTTTGTAACAAACGTTACACGATTTTTTGCTAAAGTAGTAATAATATTTCGTGTTGTTGCACTACGTGAATTTAAAGGGAACGATACCATATGTGTAAAAAACAAAGTACCGTTTTCTGCAGATGCAGTTAAATTATTTGAAGCCATTGCCGTTGCTCTCGGTACTTCAAATTTATAGAATTTTTTACCTGTATCTTTTGTAAGTGCCGTAACCGTACCCGAAGCATAAGTTACACGACTAACCCCAGACGCATCGTAAAGCGCTGAATTTTCTATTAAGTAAATGGCATCAATACCGCCAATACTATCGCGACAATCTATCGCATAACCCGCTGTAATTTCACAAGGCATAATTTTAGTTTTAAAAAAAATAGCGGCGTTTATTGCACCGCTATTTTCGTAAAGAATATTGTTATTAAATAGCCGCTTTAAACTTAACTGTTTCGTTTGTAAACGCTACGTTTACACCTACTTTGAAACTTACTTTTGTACGAATCTCGTCGTTATCTTCGCTATAAAATACGCGGTAGTTACTTTCTTCGTTTTCTAAATCAACCGCTAAAACCATATTTGATAATGAAATAGCGTAAGCATCGCCTGTTGAATTTAAACCATTTACTGGTACTACCTCGATGTTTGTTCCCGGCAATATAAACGACTGAGCATTTACATCTTGTGGATTGTAGCTAAACAAATTTAATGCTCTGTAAGCCATAATCAATAAACGATACCAATCGTAACCGCAGAATATTTTCACATCGCCTTTCGCCATTACTTCGGCTGGTATTGCTTTGTAAATTCCTTCGGTTGCAGCTACAACGTTTGATTGAGTTATTGTGCTTATCGTTGCAACGCCTGTATAACCTGAAACGTTTGCATCTGTTGGACTACCCGCATCAATTAATTTTACTAATCCGTCAAACTTGTTTAAGTTCGCACCGCCACTTCCTGTTATATCGCCTTGCCAAATAGATGTTTCGATTTGCGCTGCAATACGAGCGTTTTTCTTTGCAAGATACGCCTCTAAAAATTGAGCGTTACCGAAATCAGTGTAATTCGAGCCCGATTTCAAACTTTCTTGGAGAAAGTACGCCTCAAAGTTTTTAGGGCAAATTGTTTCGCTTACTTGAATTTTACCAACTGTTACAGTTCTTTGAGTAAACGATGTTGTTCCGCTCGGAGAATATCCGCAACCGTCTGCCTGAAATACTGCGTCTGTATCCATTAAAGGAATTTGCACCGCTGATTTTGCCTTTGGTATAACTATACCTCCGTCCATAATCATTTGTTGTGTTTTTGCACCGATAACCGCACTTGTTAATAAAGGCTCAACAAGTTGTTTAGTGTATGCTGATAAGGTACTTAATGATAATGCCATTTTATTTTAATTTTTAATTTTTATGAAAATAATATTGAGTAATCTCTTGTCTTTTTTGTTTCTGTAAAATTGTTTTTAACCGCAACGTCTGGAGTTCCTAATGGAGTTTCCGCAAGCGTTTTAGTTAAGTTCATTAAGCCCTCTATTAACTGAGTAGCTTTATTTAATTTGCTTTCGTATTGCGCAAACTTTGTTTCGTATGATGCAAATTTTGTTTCGTAGGTAGCAAACTTTTCGTTTGTTGCATTTTCCAAACTTGAAAATTTAGCGCTCATATCTTCAACCTTTGGCATAGTTGCCTCAACTTGTACTTCTTCAACCTTTGGCATAATTTCTACTATCGCTCCGTTTTCGCCTAAAACTATTATTGTTCCGTCACTTAATTCGTGTTGCCCTACTGGTGCTGGTACGCCTTCGATTGTTACAATACCGCCTACTTCAAGCGCAGTAACTTCTACAACCGTTCCGTCTTTTAATGTTCCTGTGATTGTTTCCATTTTAGTTTGAGTTGGTTGCGCTACTAATTCCGCAAACTTTTCATTTAATTTTTTTATGATTTCTGTTGCTTTCATAATATATTATAGATTTAATCTTCAGTAATTGAATTTAAAAGTTCCTTAATTTCTTTTAAGGCGTTTTCTTCGGCGCTAATTGGCTCGACATAATCAAATAAACCTTCGACGCTAAAGCCCTTATAATCGCCTTTCTTTATGCTTTGCCATACCTTTTCATTCTCGACATAAAAACTCCCAAACCAACTACCATTTGCAACGCCCTCAAATCCTTTCATCGGCATAATGCCTCGTTCGGTATCTACAAGCCAACTTTCAAACATCGTAACTCCTTTTACTTTTTGCGAAGGATCGTGCATCAAATTCACATTATTTTGATATTTCTTTTTTGCAAATTTTATCGCAATCATTTTTATCGTATCAGCTGAAAACTTTACATAGTGCTCGCCCATTTTTTCATTGTTACGGTAAATCAATTCGTCTGCTAACATTAACGCCCCCGATATAATTCTTTTTTCTTCGCTAATAATTGAAAACGATAATTTTTCTTTGTCGATTTGTGCGAGTTTTCTCGAAGCCCATTCAACACCAGCATCGCCACCCCACGCCAACCACATTAAACGTCCGCAACCATCGCCGAGTTCCTTTTGTGAGTTTTGGCGTTGCCTTTCAAACGATGCCATACGGGCTATGGTGTCTCTACTAATCGGCTCGCCTTTCGCTAATTGATTCGCTCTTATTTTTCCAACAGGCGTTCCACAATCGCCCCATCCGTTTTCTTCAGCCCATCTTAAAGCAACCTTTGCGTTTTCGCTTGCTTCCTTTGGATAGTCCGTGTACGATTCTGCAAATGTATTTTTAGGCAAAAATTCTTTAATCTTGTTTATGTGGTTTTGCATAAAACTTACATCGTGTTGCATTCCTATTAACTTATCTATTTCGGCCATTAAATCTATAAAATCGTCTAACAATAAAACGGCTTCGTTGTAATCTTCAACACTAACAAAGTTTTTTTCAATTGCATAATATTCGGTCTCTAAAATATTATCGGCTATTTGCCCCGCACTTCGCAACATTCCTTGCTCATTTATGCCAACATTCATTTCTACTAAATGCTTAAATAATTCCGTAGCCATAGGACACAAATAAAAATATTTAGGAGTGAATCCGTAAATACTTAATTGGTCGTTAAACGCTAAAAAATCTTTTTTAATTGCTGGCGAATCAACAAGCGCGATGTAATCTACTTGCGCGTCATCTTGTAAGTTTTCACTTATTTTCAATTCATAAATTGGTAATGTCATAATTTTTAATTTATACGTGATGCTCTATTTAATCTGTTTATTCGTTCCTGATTTCCTGATACATCGGATTCTACAACATAGGCGCGAGCCGTTGCCGATGCTAATTGATTTATTTGCGCTCCGTTAATTGTTTGTGTTGCTAATTGTGGCGGTAATGGTGGCGGTGGCGCAGGTGCACTCATTGGCGCAGTATTACCACCTCCACCCCCTCCTCCTCCTCCTTTGCCATTTGCGCCTCTTATTTGTTTTATACCTGTTGCTACGGCTTTTATAGCACCAGCTATATTAATACCAGCCATTATGTTATTAAATGCAATTGTTGGTACTGCTGTAGCTCCTAATGATGCAATTGCCGAAGGTGTTGCAAGAGCGCCAGCATTTGCTATTTTTGTTGCCGTTATTATTTTTGAAACTGCTAATGCTTGTGTTACTACAAGTTGAGCAATTGCAAACGCTTTTCCTGCCTCCGTATCTTTACCTACTATATCGGCTAAAACTCCTAAAGCGTTTGCAATATCTGCATAGATTTTTTCTTTAGCATCTTTTTCTGCTTTTGCAATCGCAATCTTTTTTTCGGCTTCAGTTTGCTCAATACCAGTAATTCTGCTTTCGTGTTGTAGTTTTAACGCCTCAGCTCTTGCATCGTATTCGGCTTGCGTAATCTCTTTGTTGTTTAATCTCTCTAATGCTGCATCTGTTTCAGATTGATATTTTAAGGCTTCTAATTCTCTCGCCTTATCGCCTTCATCTTTTATTTTGCTAATCCTTAAATCATTTTTAATTCTAAATGTTTCTTCTTCAAAATCTATTTCATTTTCAAGTTTTGCTTTTGCATCGTCTTCGGCTTTTTTTGCTTTTGCCTTTGCATCTTCATCTTCTTTTTTCTTTTGCTCCGCTTTTAAATCGGCTTTATCTAACTCATATTTTTTATCTATTTGTGCTAAAAGTTTTGTTTCCTCTTCTTTCAAAAATCCTTTTTGTTGTATTGCAAGTTTTTCGTTTTCATAATCTATCCTTAATTTTTCAGTTGCTCTAAAATTATCATCTGTAATAGCATTTATAAAATTATCATCTTCTAATGCTTTTAAATCAGCCCCAAATTGTTTAGTTAAATCTATTCTTTTCTTATTTTCTTCTTCTATTTTTTGTCTATTTTTCTCCGATCTTTCATTCGCTTTTTGAACGGCGTTATTATTTGCCGTTGCTGTTTCGGTTGCTATTTGAACATTATGCTTTCGCTGTAATTCAACTCTATCAATTAATGATTTATTAAGGTTTGCCGTTTGTTCGTTTGCATAATTTAAAGATTCCGTTGTTGTTTCCTGTTGCTTTTTTATTACATCATCGCTTGCGCCTGCTTGCTTTAAAGATGCCAAAGCATTCTTATTTTTCTCAAACGTATTTATAGCCGTTTCCCTCGATGCGTTTTGCGTTGCTATCTTTTCGTCTATTAATTTTAATTCAAGGGCACGAATAGAAGCCGTTGTTGCGCCGTTGGCTTTTGCCATTGCAAGTTGATAGCTTTGCGCTCTATTTAATTCATCATTAGCTTTAGCATTTGCTTTTTGCTGTTGCTCTAATGCTTTGGCATTTTCTTTAACCGCTTTTTCATTTTCTCGAGCCGCCTTTGCGTTGCTCATAAAATATGAAGTAAGTGCCACCACTCCAGCAATTAATAAAGCAATCGCAGTAACTAAAGCTCCAATAGGATTAGCCGCCATTACAAAATTAAAAATCTGTTGTGCTATTGTAACGGCTTTTTGCACAATAGAAAAACTTTTTAAAACAGCTCCTAAATTTTTAAAAGAATCTTTTGCCTCTAATACGGAGTTAACCCCTTGACTTAAAGCCATTGCGGAATTTACTTTTAAAAGCATTTTTTCAACGTCTTCGCTTTCGCTACCCATTAAACCCATAGCACCTTGAACGGCTGCAAAACCACCCGCAACACCTTGTAACGCACTACCAAACGCTTTAAATTTTGCATCTGGATTAAAGGCATCTGCCATAGCTTTTGCATCGCCGATACTATCTTTTAACCCCGCTACTTTTTTAGCCGCTTTTACCGCTTCGTCGGACGTATCGCCAAACTTTTCACGCATAGCGATTAACTCCGCAGTCGCCTCTTTTAATTGCGATTTTATTGAGCCTACCGATTTGGTTGCTTCGCTACCGTCTACCGTTATTTTTATGCCTACTTCTGTAGTTGTTGCCATTAATATATTTTTATTTCAAAAGATGTATTTCCTAAACAATCATTTGCTGCTGTGCCATTGTTATAAGTAAAAAAATATAATTCATAAGCAGTTGACTGCTTAATAATGTAAGTGAATGGTCTATCTTTTACTTGATTATTCCCTATTGTTATAAACATTGTATTGCTTGTAAATAATGATATATCAGATTGCACTGCATACTCTCCAACATTACTATAATAAGGAGTTAATGTCGCCCCCGTTGTATTTTCAAAAATATTAATCGTTGGCGCATTTGTGCCTACTTGCGATATGTTACCCTTTATAACTTTATTTGATACTCCAACCCAACCGCTCGCGTCATTGTATGTTAATGTCGTTCCGGTCGTTCCTGTAATGTCTAACCATTGCCCTTCAAACTCATCAAAATATTTTATAATCATTTTAGTATGTTGTATAAATTACTCTTAATAATTGAACCTCACAAAGTTCGTTTTCGCTATAATCCACGATCTTATAAAGGCGATATAAAACGCCGTCGATAAAAATAAACTTTGTAAAATCAAGTGTATTAATATCGCGCTCTGTTAATTTCATTTTGCACGTTACTAACC